CTTTTAAAATTTGTTCTGCTGCCGCTTGTTCAGCTTTACGACGGCTAGATCCTTTTGCCACAAAAGTGCGGTCAATTTTATCCGCACCTCAATTGTTGGTTTGTTGAGTCCAACTTTTGGGGTGCAGATCAAATTAACCGCTCTTTTTTTATTTCATGATTTACAACTACGCCCAGAAATAGCGCACCACATGGAAGAAAATTGGTGCAGAGAAACAAAGCGAATCCATACGATCTAAAATACCACCATGGCCAGTGATCATATTCCCCCAGTCTTTCACACCCATACTGCGTTTCATTGCCGACATCACGAGTCCACCTAAGAATCCCATTAAGCAAATTAACAGACTCATTAAAAACGCTTGCCATGCACTAAATGGTGTCATCCAATGAAGTATCATCCCTAATAAACTTGCGCTTAATACCCCACCGACAAAGCCTTCTACTGTTTTAGATGGAGATAAGGTTGGCGCAATTTTATGTTTGCCGAAGAGTTTACCCCAAACGTATTGCAACACATCACTAGACTGTACCACCAATATTAAGAAAATCATTAATAGAAGATTTTTTCCTTCATAACCTGAGATATCAAGTGTCAGTAAAGCCGGAATATGTGAAATACAGAATACACTAATCATCAATGCCCACTGAATTTTCGTAGAACGATCTAAGAAATTCGCTGGGTCACCAAGTAATGCTGAAAGAATCGGTAAAAATAAGAATCCATATACTGGAATGAAGATAGTAAACATACTAAACCAATCAATGGCGACTAAAAAATATTGCAATGGCAAAATCATATAAAAACAGGCTGCGAGTGCAAGATGATCGCCTCGACGAATATTCAACAGAGAAAGAAACTCACGCAATCCCATAAATGAAATAATCAAAAAGAGCACAATCACGCCATAAAAGCCCAATAAGCTCGCAATAAAGATAATCCCAATCATCACCCACCAAGCATTGATGCGTGCATTCAGATTATCAATGACACTATTAGGGGTATCCACACCTGCTCTACGTTTTAAAACATATCCAACGGTGGAAGCAAAAATTAAGGCGATAAATAAACCACCGAAGAGTTGCCATATTTCCGTCATCATTTACTCCTAAGATTTGCCTTTTTCACTGATGTTTAAACTTAATAATGCCGATTGAGCACGTGTTAAAAATTCACCTTTAGTCTCATCTATCCCAATCTTTAGTGGTTTACCGACATAAAGATCACATAATAACGGGATTGGTAAAATAAAGCCTTTTGGTAAAACATTATTCATATTACTAATCCAAACTGGGACAAATTCACAATCAAGATTTTCTTTTGCTAGATAATACAAGCCACTTTTAAATGGTTGAATGTGGGGTAGTGACAATATTTGCATAGAAAGAAACAAAAAAATTTGGCTTGAAAAAATGCGGTGAAGCCCCTGTTTATGGGGCTTTGTTGTTTTTAAGGGGTTGGAGTTATGCAAATAATGAAAATGGTGGGGATTGGTGAAAAATGGGTGGAAAATGTGTTTTTATTTGCATAGTTATAGTTGGTTTTTGAACGGTTTTTAAAAGGTTTTAAAAGGTTTTAAAACGGTTTTAAAAAAGGGATGTGGGCGAAGTGCCTGCATCCCTTTTTTATTTTAACTGTCAACCAATAGTTGATTGCTGGAGGGGTGATCGTATGTCTCCGACATTGATGTCGGTGACATATTAGAAGTCCCGATAACCACGCACGACTTGCCCAATCACGACAAGGCTGTTTGCTTCTTCTGTATCTAGCTTTAATGGTCGATAGGAAGGGTTGTCACTAATTAGCTCTACTCCACCGTAGGTAAATTGTACTTTTTTTACCAACATTGATCCGTTGTGGTTTAGTACAAATATTTTCCCTTCTGTTAATTCGCGTTTAGAGCGGTCAACAATGATTTCTTCGCCATCCTTCAATGTTGGTTCCATGCTTTCCCCTTTTACGGTAAACATTGCACAATACTTTGATTTATTGCCTGTTCTTTGAAACCAAGAGCTTTCAACCATTATGTAAGCTGAATCATATTGTTCTTCATTTTCTAAACCTAAGCCTGCAGAGACTCTGACACCTCTAAAATCATCAATAGGTTCGTAATAGTCTCTATTAATCTGTCTAAAATCAGCAAATCCATTCTCTTTTATAGCGTGTTCTTCCATAGCTTTGAACGCATTACTCTTTATGGATTGAATGCTATCTCTTAGCCCTAAAGACATCTGCGCTTCTTTTGGCAATGTAGATATATGATATTCAAAACCACCCCCTTTTACACCTTTAGCTTCTCTAGATAGCCAATTTTCATTTTTAGCTTTCCTTGTGATGTTTGTTGCATGAGATGGCAGCCCATTTAGCTTTAAAGCCTCAAGTTCTTTGGCTGTAAACCAAACTTTATCTAATAATTTCATAAATCACCTTTCTTAATCAAAATAATTTAAAAAGATTTAGTTGATTAAGTTAAATAAAATCAATGATTTAAATTTAGTGAGTAAAAGATTTTATAAAATTTATTAAATCACCTATTGATTAAGAAAATGATTTGATATATATTTTGAATCGTAGGTGATTAAGTACTTAATCAAGTAGTCGAACAACTAACTTTTAAGGATCGCACAAAATGAAAGAAAAAGGAAGATCTAATGATATGCACAGAGCTGACATTAGAGCTGAATTGATTAAGAAAGGGATTTCATTAGCTCAATTAGGGATTCAGCATGGATTAGCAAAAACAACACTGAGAAATGCGTTTGATAAACGCTATCCAAAGGGAGAAAAGATTATTGCTGATGCACTAGGTAAGGAACCAAAGGATATATGGCCTAGCAGATACTTAGACTAATAAGGAAGGATTATCGTGAAACTATGGTTTAGTGCGAAAGAATTAGCCGGTATTGGTGGGTTATCAAAACACCCTAGTAATGTAAATCGACAAGCAAGAAAAGAAAAATGGCAATCTCAGCCATTAAAAGGAGTTAAAGGTGGTGGTGTTGAATATGCACTTTCATCACTTCCTGAATCAGTTCAAATTGAACTGCAAAAGAAGTTTGTATGTGCTGTTTCAAAACCAAAACAACTCCCAACTGTTAAAAATCTGAACCTTGCCGACCTCACCACCAAACAGCGTGAAATCGCTGATGCACGCATGGCTTTAGTGGCTTATGTGAGTGAGTTGGAACAGGTACAAAGCCGAATCAAAGCCATTACCCACCTATGCAATGCGGCAAAGTGCGGTGAAATTTCGGCGGATTTGATGGCGTTAGTCTCCAAGGCTAACAGCAAAAACGGCAATAACTGCGGCCGTGTGTTATCACCAAGAACCCTGAATCAGTGGGTGATTGATTATCACAAATGCAAAACAGCGGAAGAGCGTTTGCGTGTGTTGGCACCGGGTCAACGTCAGGCGCAAAAGTTGGAAGAATTGGCGTGGTTGCCTGATTTTTTAGTGGCTTATCGTAACACTAACGGCGTAAACGTCACCGAGGCTTACGCCATTTTTAAAGCGCACTGGCAGGCGCACTATGCTGACCAGCCATTAATGATGGCGCGTTTGCCAAGTCTTGACAGAGTGCGCCGCGGATTATCCAAACTGCCACGTCATATCCGCGAAATCGGTCGTAAAACAGGTGCAAGCCTGCGCGCCTTAAATACTTACGTTAAGCGCGATTGGTCTGTGTTAAAAGCGAATGATGTGTGGGTGGGTGATGGCCACTCTATGAAGATGAAAGTGCAGCACCCTGATCATGGTCGCCCGTTTATTCCTGAATTGACGTTAGTCATGGACGCGCCTAGCCGCTTTATCGTTGGTTGGTCGGTCAGTCTAGCAGAAAACGCGTTAGCTGTTGCGGATGCTATCAGAAACGGGATTGAGAACCACGGCATACCGGCTATCTATTATTCGGATAACGGCGGCGGTGAAAAGAACTGGACGCTAGATGCGGATATTACAGGGATTTTGCCCCGTTTAGGAATTAACCACCAAACAGGGATTCCGGGCAATCCACAAGGGCGCGGGATTATTGAACGGGTGAACCAAACTTTAGCGATTCGCATTGCACGCCAGTTTGAAACCTATCACGGACGTGGCGCAGACCGCGACACCGTACGACAAATTTCTACGGCAGTGATTTCGCTTGATAAAGCGATTCGTCAAGGGCGCACCGAACTGACCAACAAGCAACGTTGGGCAGTGGGTAAATTGCCAACGTGGAAACAGTTTATTGATGCAGTGGAAGAAGGGATCCGTTGGTACAACAACGAACATGTGCACCGTGAAATCGGTTGTACACCGGCACAAAAACGCCGTGAGTTATTAGCCGACACTGAATTGTTATTGATTACCCAGATTGAAGCACGCGACCTATTCCGCCCAAGCGTTTTACGCAAAGCGCAACGCGGTTGGGTATCCGTTTTCAACAATGCATATTTTAGCCAAAAACTGCTTGATGTGGACGGAAAAAGCGTTCAGGTGGCAATTGATATACATAACCCAAGTGCGGTGATTATTCGCGATGAATCAGGCGCGTTTATTTGTGAAGCGATTTTAGACGGCAACAAGCGTGACGCATTCCCAATGAGTTTCGTTGAAAAATCTCGCCAAGAAAGACACCAACGCCGTGCGAAATTGAAACAAGAACAATTGGACGAAATTAATGCGGAATTAAATCCAGTCATCAGTATCGCCCACAACCAAGGCGCAGAACTGTTGCACGGCTTACGCAAAAAACAAGTCAACCGCTTTGACGATAACGAAGAAATTGCGTTGTTGCCAAGCGAACTTAGAAGACAGCAACGCAAAGTCGCTGGAGGTTAGATTATGAAAAAACGAACTATCACGAAAGTCCACCGCGGACGGGTTGAATACAACAAGAAACCGCATTTTGCTTACCGGCTCATTGAATGGGAAGGAAAAACGGTTGAAGTGAGACCAGCCCAAGGCTTTTTAGCCGTTTATACCTTAAAAGGCAATTTTATCTGCCACGCATCAAGATTAATTACAAACACATTTGGAGCACTAGCATGAAAGAACAACTCGCAAGATTTATGGAACAAAAAGGGCTAACCCAAACGCAAGTAGCAAAAGCCCTCGGAAAGTCCGTTGCAGTCATTAACCAGTATTTAAAAGGTACTTATAAAGGGGTAAATAAGGACATTAACGAAGCGGTGGATCGCTTAATCAAACGCGAAAAAGACAAAGTAGTTGAGCGCAATTTTAACAGCGAATTTGTGCCGACTTATGCCGCAGAACGTTGCCTTGATGTGGTGCATATTGCCCACGTGGAAGGCGAAATTAGTGTGGTTTATGGCGCGGCAGGCTTGGGAAAAACCAAGGCATTAAAACAGTATGTCAGCCAAAACCCTGAAACAATTTTTATCGAAGTTGAGCCAAGTTGTAGCCCGAAAGTGTTGCTAAAAAGTCTCTGCCACCAGTTAGGGCTAAACGAAACCGGTGCAAACCATGAATTGTTTACCCGCATCACCGAAAAACTGGGGGAAGGTCGCTTAATTATTGTGGATGAAGCGGAATTGTTAAGCACGAAAAGTTTGGAATATATCCGCCGAATCCATGACTTAACCGGTTGCGGTGTGGTGCTTGCTGGTATGCCTCGCCTACTGGTGAATTTGAAAGGTAAATACGGCGAATTGGCGCAACTTTATAGCCGAGTGGGCTTGGCTTGCGACTTGGGCAACCAGTTAAGTGAGGATGACATCCACAAACTGGCAGAAAACGGCTTAGGCACTGATGAATTTAACGACATCTTATTTAAAGCCAGCCACGGCAATGCGCGCCGTTTGACGAAGTTGATGCGCGGTGTGATCCGTGTCGCCGAAATGCACGGCAAACAGATTGACGAGAAGTTAATCAACTCTTACGCCGGCATGTTAATCCATTAATCAAAAGGAGACCCAAATGAGCGAACAAATGAACCGCGTAGCCTATGCGTTAAGACGTGAAGGCGTACAAATCGTCGAAAGCAAAGACGGCCGTTTCCCCAAAATGGTGATTTTAAACCCGAGCCGTCGTTTACAAGAAAAAGGCGTGCAAATGACTACGTTTAAAAACGGGGTACATATTGTGCGAAACGTGGCAAATGAACAAGGCGTTATGGTCTATTGGGCTTAAGGGGGAGGGGTGCCTAAATATCGTCAAATCTACGCCGTATATCGCGGAGAGGAGAATCTAGGCGACGGCACGGCGGAAGAACTAGCAAAGAAATTTAATATTAGAAAAAAAACACTGTATGCGATGGGGTCAGAAGCGATCCTCAAGCGTAACAAAGGCAACAGATTGATTGTAATCAAATTAGATAAAGAAGAGGTTTAAACATGAAAGTAATGATTGAAGGTAAAGAATATTGGCGTGATGCAAAAGGCAATTTAACGCCAGCTGAGTTGGTGAAAGAAATCGACAAAGCACGCGATGTGCTCGTGCATGAATGGGTAGAGCGCGGTCGCGATTTAAGCAAAGCCATCAGCCATTTTAAGGAAGGTATTTTTGGTGATGTGCAAGCCTTTATTGAGCTTTCCGCCGAGAAATACGGCGCGAAAGTTGGAGGCAACAAAGGCAATGTGACTCTGTTTAGCTATGACGGCAAATACAAAATCCAACGCGCGATTAATGAGAGTTTGCAGTTTGACGAACGTATTCAGGCTGCCAAAGTATTGATTGATGAGTGCTTGAATGAATGGAGCGAAGGCTCACGACCTGAATTAAAAGCATTAATTGAACGTGCTTTTAATGTGGACAAGGAAGGCAATTTGAACACCTCACGTATTCTGGGTTTACGCCGCGTAGAAATCCAAGATAGCCGCTGGCAAAACGCAATGCAAGCAATTAGCGAAAGCGTGCAAGTGGTAAGCAGTAAGGCTTATGTGCGACTTTATGAGCGTGTTGGCGAAACCGATCAGTATGTGCCGATTGCGTTAGATGTAGCGGGGGCGTAGATGAGTGAGTCTGGCATCGTTGTAATTTGTCTTTTTGCACTATATGCGTTGTTAGTATATTTGTTGTTTAAGAATTTATAAAACTTATTTAAATGCCCTTTAAATCTCCCCTAACCCCTCTTTACAAAAGAGGGGGACGGGATGAGGGGCATTAGTAATAGGTTTTAATCATTAACTAAGGAGCAATGTATGGAAAAACTACGAACCTATAAAGATTTTAGCACGCTAGCGGTCGAAATGGAGCGTGCTGGTGCATGGGAAACTGCTGAGGCTGCCTGGCAGAGAGCGGCTATTGTTGCTCGAAAAAGCGAAAATGAAGAATGGGCATTAAACCGCCAAAAGATGTGTGCGCATTATGTCAAAAATCCAAGCAGAAGACCGGAGGTGAAGCATGGCTAAGTATGTGGCACGTTTTTATTGCTTAGTTGAAGCGGTTATTGAAGCCGAAAGCAATGAACAAGTGTTAGATATGTGTGATTTAAATGTGTGTGATGTCAATAAACTGCCACACACCATTACAGAAATTGATGATGTGGTTGAGGTGGAGGAAGTATGAGTGAGCTAACAAAAGATGACTTACAGGTGGGGCATATTTACTCCGCAAAAAGCCCTAAAGAACACGGTTTTCCCCCATTATTAGGGGATAGACAAATACTGTGGATGGGGGTTGTTTTTGACAACAAAGAGGGGTATGTCGATGGTTTGCAATATGATAGCCCATCAGTGAGACAAGGGCGTAAATATCCAAAAATCAGCATCGCCAAGTTCTTAAAATGGGCAGAAGCTGACATTACAGAAACAATGCCAAAAGGTAAATGGAGATATGCGAGATGACTGAGCAAGAAAAAATGCGCTTAGATGAGCAATTAGAACAAGCGGCAAAACAGCTAATAAGCGCGCTTAGAGCCTTACGCACAGGACAAAATCAACATGCTGCGGTTTATGTGGGGAATGTGCAGAACTTGTTACCAGGGTTGAGAATGAGATTGGGGAGATGAGTTAAATGGAAGAAAAAAATATGCAGTAACGTTTGAGTTTAAAGTGGGAGTCAGTGATGACGATTTAACTTTTAATGTCAACACAGAATACCATCAAATGACAGCTTTATATGTTAAGGATGTGATGACTTGTTTGATGTTTAAGTTACCTGAAATTGTGAGAGCTGGTTGGATTGTGCTTGAGGGTATGGACGATAACGTCAAAAGTGGTTTCGAGCACAAAATAAAATTAGATTTTTGCACCCAAGATGGTGATGAATGGGATGTTAGTGCGAAAGTCGAAAATCCTAATGAAACTGGTCGTATGTTGATTGGTTTTATTGAGAAAATTCTTCTGAAGGATCCAGTTATTGACGAGATCCTTCAGCGAGCAAAATAAGGAGGATGAAAATGAGTGAAAACAATGGTTGGATTAAGTGTTCGGAGAGATTGCCGGATACATTTACAGGTTTTGATCTTTTAGTTCGTTCGTCGCCTGTTTTGGTTTATGGCAAATATACCTCTGGCGAAAAAAACAAAATTTTCGGCGCGCAAATATTTGGTAATAAGTGGTATAGCGCAGACGGCGAATGTGGGGAAATTACTCATTGGCAACCATTTCCACAACCACCGGAGGAATAGATTATGGTTTGTGAATATCAATATCACGCGTTTTTACCTGGTGCTGAGCCAACAAGAGAAAGTGTTCTCCACGTAATAATTCGGGAACTGTTTGGAAAATATAAATACTCCGAAGAGATATCTCTATCAAATGCGGCCGAAATTATTGTAGGTAAAAACGCCTTTGAATGGGGTTTAAAAGATGGAGAAGAGGTTTGTATTTTAATCAGAAAAAAAGACAATCCTAAAGCAATCGAATTGTTTAAGGTCTCTGTTGATATGTCAATAGAAACTACGGCGCACCGTATGGATTACTAAAACCCATTTACAGCCCATTAAATCTCCCCTAACCCCTCTTTACAAAAGAGGGGGATAAGTTAGATGAAGTGGGCTGAATAATGTGTTTTCAATTAATAAGGAGGAAAAATGCAGACAAAAATCATTCAATGGTTAGCTAATGACGAAGATGTCGGGTTAAGTAGTAAATGTATGGCGTTTGTGATTGGTTTTGATGTGGTGCCAAGACGTAAGAGCTATCCACTTGATCCGAGCGATTTATCTCGTTGCGTGAAGTTATTAGAGCGAGTACCGAAAATGCGAGATTATCTTTATAAGATGAAAGAGATTTCCCCAATTTGGGCAAAACTGGTGGAACATTGGGATGAGTTAGAGCGTTTACTCAACGAAGAAAAAGGTTCTGGCAGATGCCCTAAAACATATCAATTAATGAAAAAACTTACTGAGGACGATCAGAATGTTGTATTTCGTCACGGTGGGGTTTCAATTCGAATGGAGGAATAAATGAGCGAAAACAATGGATGGATTAAGTATGACTCTTGCCCGCCAAGTGAAGATGGCTTTTTTATCGTATATTGCCCGGAATATGCCATACCTGTGAATGTTGCTTTTTACTGTGCAGACTTGTGCGGATTTACTGATTTTACAGACGATGAAGTAACACATTGGCAACCACTGCCACAATCACCTATCGATTAAAATCTATTTACAGCCCATTTAAATCTCCCCTAGCCCCTCTTTACGAAAGAGGGGGATTTAAGTGGGCTGAATAATGTGTTTTAAACCTAATTTAAAGGAGTTTTAAAAGTGAAATTATGCCGTTGCCCGGTTTGCCATAGTGACATCCACTTAGATGCACTGTTGGAAGATGATGCGGGGCGTGAGATGTTAGGGATTATCACTAATTTAAAAGGCGATAATGCCCGTGCGTTGGTGAGTTATATTGCCCTATTTAGACCCGAAAAAGCGGCGTTATCCAACTCAAGAGCATTGAAATTAATGCAAGAGGTGTTGGATATGTATCAGCCGAGCCCGTTGTTGTCCCATGCTCTCACTGAAACTGTCAGTGGCGTGATGAAAAACCGCCGAGAAACCCGAAATGTGGTAGCGCTAACTAATCATAACTACCTTAAAAAAGTCTATGAGGGAGCTAAGCCGTTGTTTGCCGTGGTGCGCAATGAGCAAGGCAAAAGTGCGGTCAAAAATGCGGATAAATTAGCAGAAGATAAACGGACAGCGGCAATACAGTATATCGAACGTTATGCGGCTATTGGTAAATTAGAGTTTGTTAAGAATATGCCGGAATATTTAGTTTGGAAAGCATGGAAAGAGGAACAAAATGCAACCACAAACCCGTAAACAGATGATCCAAAAAGTCCACATCGGCAAAGGCATGCTTAAAATGACCGACGACCAATATAAACGCTTTTTATTGGACACGGTGGATAAACACAGTTGCACCGTGATGACAGATGCTGAATTGATGCAAGTATTGCGTGCCATAAAAGCAAAAGGCGTGGTGTTTAGTGCCAAAAATGCGCCAAAACGTCCCGCACCAAGGGCAGATAAAGCGAAATATCTGGCAAAAATAACCGCACTTTTAACTGAATACGGCCTGCCACAGAGTTATGCGGATGGGATTGCGAAAAAAGCATTTAACATAGATTTCGTGCATTGGCTGGAGGTGTGGCAGTTGAAAAAAGTGGTGCAGATGCTGGCCGTGTATGACAGACGGAAGAAAAAATAGCGAAATTATTTGCATAGTTTGGTTTTTGGACTTGATTTCAGAGGTAAAAACGTTTATTTTTACGATCAGGGTCTCAAAAGCCCGAGTATGCGGAAGCCACAACCGTTATTTCGTGGTATTTTTTTATCTGCAATTTGAGTATCAGAATGCCTTGAGCATCAGAATACCAGTGCGGTAGAAAAATAAAAAATATTAATCAATGACCGACAGTGCGAGGAATACAATACCGCAAGGGAATAACTCCGCTGTTCATATTCACAGTTTTGAGCTGTCGGTCACCCTACTCAAAATAGGGTTTCCATTCAAGGAAAAATGAATATGACAAACTTCTCAATCAAAACCTTTAATGGTTCAATTCAAAATCAATCTGTTCAATTAATCAATGCACGTGAGTTACACGACTTTCTTCAAAGTAAACAGCATTTTTCTGACTGGATTAAAAAACGTATTTCTGATTATGGATTTGAAGAAAACCTTGATTTTATCGGCGTTCATAAAAAAATGATCACCGAAGCAGGTTTCTTTGGTTCTCGTCAAAAAGAAGTCAAGGAATACCACATTACCCTCGATATGGCAAAAGAGCTGTGTATGCTTGAACGTTCCGAATTAGGGCAACAGGCGCGCCGTTATTTTATCCGCATGGAAAAAGAAGCCCTCGCCGCCCGGCAAGCCTTGCCTGCGGTTGCCACCCACTCCGTCCACATCAGCAAAGATCGCTACATCGAACTGTTGGAAAGCGAAAACCGCCTGTTGCGTACCGGTGTCGCCGACAAACCGAAACGCGCCGCCAATGTGCCGTTAAGTGCGGTGGAAAAACAACGTATTTTAGCCCTGCATGCGCAAGGTATCGGCAAAAAAGACATTGCCGAACAACTCAACCGCTCACGCTCCGCTGTGCGTGCCGTTATTCGTGAAGCGCAATAAAAGGAGGTGAACCATGGCAAATCAATTTGAAATCGAATATGTGTTAGACGAAATGCGCAGCAATTTAGGCGGCTTGCAATGCCTGCGCCAACTGTTGGAAATCACCGACAACACCAACGACACCTTAAGCTATAACCAACTGGCAGGCATGATAGGCGTGTTCGTCGCGTCATTGGATTGGCATGTTGAGGAAATCGCGACGTTGTTGCGACCTAAAAAAACATTGTGAAATTATGTTATGCGATGTAAATTAAAGGCTCTTTGGAGCCTTTTTTATTGGAGGAAATAATGAAAAAATTACTAATCGCAACTTTGTGTGCATTATCTTTTTCCGCTCAAGCATTTAATCAAGAACGATTTAATGAAGATATGGGCTATTATAAATTAGATAAGGGAAAGGGTTATACCATCACTGTTTTACTTGCACCTTTTAATAGCGATCACGCATTAAAACAAGCATCTGATTTATATAATCAAGGCGATACTAGCAAATGGCTATCGTTAGAAGATAAATTAATCGCTGCTGTAAATAAAGGCGAAAGTATTATGCCAGAAACGTATATATCATCTTGTGCAAGCGCAACAAAATATGCTGCTACGATGTGGAAATTTGCAACGTATATGACCTCAAATAACTTTGGCGAATGGGATAATCCTGAGGCAGCTAATTTAAAAATGTATAACAATGCTAAAGCAAAATTTCAAGATCTTTTCCAGAGATGTAAATCTGTAGTCAATAACCCGCCAGATCAAAAAGATTATTAAGATATATCCCACTTCGGTGGGATTTTTTTTATCTTTTTTTTCAAAAATACCGCCTTTTTAAAATTTCCGTGTGATAATCCGCCGAAATGGTCATCATAGGGGAAATGTTATGCTGTCAAAATTAGAAAGCGTTGCCAACTATCTGCCTGAAATCGTGCTGGAAATGGTGGAATTAGTCGGGTTTACGGATGTAGAGAAGATTATTAATCAATTTGGTGGGGCGACATTTCGGTTTACTGATGGCGCGGTGTATTTTCCGCGTTTGAAATCCTTAATTGGCGCAGAGAATGCGATAAAATTGCGTAATTATTTCCGCGCCGAAGAAGTCTATATCCCACGTTGTGAGGTTGCCCTGCGCTTGCTGCGTAACGAACGCCTGAAAGCGGATTTTGACTATATCACGCAAACCGAAAAGAAAAGTGGCCGTACGGCAATGCTTGAGCTTTGCTCTAAATACAATCTATCAGATCGCCACGCCTGGGAAATTGTAAGAACCCATCAATCTACACAATATCAACAAGCGGCGTTATTTTAAAGCAAGCAGACGTGTGGAAGTCCTTCCCCCATTAATTAAACTTAATTGGATTCAGAATACCCTCAATCATATCAACGATTGAGGGTATTTTTTATGTCTTTAACTTTTCAGCAAATTTTTGACCGCCTTATCGGGCATGAAGGCAGTTATGTTAATAATCCACGTGACCCAGGCGGGGAAACCAATTGGGGAATCACTAAACGTACTGCTCAGGCTAACGGTTATCAAGGCAGTATGCGAGCAATGACGCGTGAGCAAGCTTATAAAATCTACTACTCCGCATTTTGGTTACGTTATCAATGCGACAAAATGCCGGAAGCGGTGGCTTATCAGTTTTTTGATGCAGCAGTCAATCATGGATTAGGCAATGCAAGCCGTATGTTGCAACGTGCGGTGAATGTGGCGGATGATGGCATTATTGGCAATATGACGATTGCCGCTATTAAAAAAATGGCAATTTCTGATGTGATTATGCGCTTAAATGCTGAACGTCTTGAGTTTTATTGCAAACTTAGCACTTTTGCGACCTTTGGTAAAGGCTGGGTGCGTCGTGTGGCGGGGAATCTTAAATATGGAGCGATTGATAATGAAGTTTAAATTTTTAGGCGTGTTTAAACGTGTTTTTAATTGGTTGCAAAACCGAGTCTTGACAACCAAAAAACTCCCGAAAAATCGACCGCACTTTTATAGTAAAAACGCATGGAGTTATGTCTTCCGTGGCAAACCAACTCCAGCTGAAGTGATTATGTGGAGATTATGTCAATGAGTAAATTCTTTGAATTATTTACCAATAATGATGGTCGTGCGAGTACGACAGGTTTTATTCAATTTTTCGGCTTTTTAGTCATGGCTGGTGTATTGATCTACGCCGTTTATCTTGACCGTTCTGCTGTCACTGATTTGTTTTTTTATTTTGCTTGTTTTTGCGGTGGCTCAGCGGCAACTAAGGGTGCTGTAATGGCATATCAAGCCAAACAAACCAAGCCAGAAGAACCGATTACCGGTGAAACCTATGTTGAACCGGAGCAAACGGATAGACCAAGGGGGATTTGATGACGCTACAGATGATTTTAATTGGCTCAGGTGCTGCACTGGGTATTTGTGGTTATGTGGTATTTAAGATCAAACGTGCACACCGTGAGATTGAGCAGTTATTAAAAACCAATGCGCAGTTGCAAACGCAAAAAGCCGTCGCTGAAACCCAAGTGAAACATTTTGAAGTGAGAAAGAAAAATGAAGAAAACAGTCGCAATGCTGACCGTGACACTCTTATTAATGAGTTGCACAAGTCAGGGGATCTCCGTGATTAATGCAAGCTGTGCCGGTTTCTCGTTGATCTCCGCAAGCCGTCAAGATACGACAGAAACCTTGCGTCAAATTAAAGTACATAACGATACATATCGAACTATCTGTCAGCGAGGCGAAAATGGAAGTGCACATTAATGGGATGATGATTTTTAATGGGTTGGTGTCTGTTGCGGTGTTCTTTATTGGTGTGTGGTTTAAGAAATTAGACAGTGAGTTTAAAAGCCTGCATGACGAAGTTAAAGAAGTAAAGCGCGATTATGTCTCAAAAGAAGTGGCGGGTATCACTAATCAAAGCATTTTAGATAAATTAGGGGCAATTTCTGAGCAATTGCAGTCCATTACGAAAAAATTAGATAACAAGGCAGATAAATGATGTCAGCAAGAGATCGGAAACGCTTAGAGCAGTTAACCGAAAGCGCACAAACAAATACAAAACTAGATGAAATTTTAGATTTGACCCGTGCAGTCAATCATAAAATCGACCGTTTAGATGGGCGTGTGGATGATATTGATGTCCGTTTAGCTAAGGTAGAAAACAGCCTAGCTAAATTGGGTGTGCGATCCGCTTTAGTTGGCGGTTTAGGCGGTTTATTGGTATCGGTTGGATTTGAGCTAATCAAAGCCAAGTTAGGAGGCTAGTTAATATGGCACATGATGAAAAAACCAAGGCAGATGTTCGCCGTTATTATGTGTTTGATTGCTTAACGCTTGAATTAGCCGCAGAAAAAGCCAAAGTGTCCTATAACACTGCTCGACGCTGGAAACG